TGAAGACGGAGGACTATCAGTACAAGATGCATCAGCATTGGCTGATCTATCACTAGCAGACCACATAGCTATGGCTGAGAGCAGACAGAACGACCAGTACATCTGGGCAGCAGTATAATGGCAGGTCAACTACAGTCCTCTTCAATATCAGCACCAGGCTTTCTTGGTGTTAATACACAGGAGAGTAGTGTTGATTTATCTTCTGGTTATGCGCTAGAAGCCTACAACTGTGTGATTGATAAGTTTGGTAGGATTGGAGCCAGGCGTGGATGGACTAAAGTAAACAGTGCTTTAAATACTGACTTAGCTTCTAACAAAGTAGAGTTCTTGTACAACCTTCCTAACCCTGATGTTACATTCGCAGGTGGTAACAATAAATTATTCACACGAGCAGGTGGTTCTGCTACCTTAGTTACTGCTGTTGACGGTACAGTAGCTGACGCAGCAGGTACAGGTACAACTGCTTACACCATTACAGCTAACGAATGGATGGGTGCTAGTATTGTATTTGGTGAAGGACCAACTGCTAAACCTCATGCTTACTTAGCACAAGCCGGACACCTCCCTTTAGTCTATCATCAGCTTGGAGCAGATCATGCACATACAGGTGCTTATGGTTTTAACTTACTTAGCGATGCTGGATCGGTCCCTACTACTTATGCTTCTGCTAGTGATTTTAAGCCTAACATAGTTATAGGTGCTTACGGTAGAACATGGTGGGCTGACATTGCTAACGATAAACAAACACTATATTTCAGTGCTTTACTCGATGGTACTAACTTAGCAACAGGTGACTCAGGTTACTTGTCATTGGTTGATGTCTTTCCTAACGGAGATGAGATAGTAGGTATTGCACCGCACAACGGTTTCTTAATTATATTTGGTAAAAGAAACATTGCTATCTACGCTAATCCTATTGATGTAACTACACTGGTATTGTCTGATTTAGTTGCTAACATCGGTTGTATTGCTAGAGACAGTATTGTCAACACAGGTACAGACGTTATGTTCTTGTCTGAGTCTGGTGTAAGAAGTCTGTCACGAGTTATCCAAGAAAAGTCAGCACCTATCAATGATGTATCGTTTAATGTTAGGGATGAGCTAGTAGCTTTTGTAGAGTCAGAAACCAACAGAGAAAAGATTAAAGCTACCTACTATCCTAAAGATGCTTTCTATCTGTTAACTTTACCTACTTCTAAATATGTATATTGTTTTGATCTAAGAGGCAGACTAGAGAATGGAGCAGCACGGGTAACCATCTGGGATGGTATTGAACCTGCAGCATTACACGTTACCTACACAGGTGATTTGTTTGTAGGTAAAGAAGGTTACATAGGTAAGTACTTTGGATTTACAGACAACGCAGATACATACAGACTCAGGTACTACACAAACTTCTTTGACTTAGGTGCGCCTACTTCATTAAAGTTTCTAAAGAAAGCTAACTTTGTAATTGTAGGCGGTATCGGACAAAACGTAGCTTTAAAGTATGGCTTTGATTATATCAACTCATACCGTTCTATAACTAAACAACTGAGAACAGGAACAGTATTTCAATATAATATCGGTGAGTATGCTATTGCAGAATACTCTAGTGGTTTAGTGTTAGAAGAAGTTCAGTCAAACTTAGGTGGTTCAGGTTCTATTATGCAGTTAGGTTTTGAAGCAGATATAAACACTGCTCCACTGTCAATACAAAAGATAGATATTTATGTTAAAGCAGGTAAAACAATTTAAGGACAAGTATGAGTAACTATACAAAAGCAACTAACTTTGCACAGAAAGATGGACTATCATCGGGTGATCCAAATAAGATTATTAAAGGTTCAGAGATTGATGCAGAGTATAACGCTATTGCTGCTGCTATCCAATCTAAAGCTAATCTAGATGGTCCTACATTTACGGGAACACCTAACACTCCTACAGCTACTGCTGGTACATCCAGCACACAGATAGCTTCTACTGCTTTTGTTACAAGTGCTGTAACTACCGCTACTGGTAGTTTGGGTACTATGTCTACACAGAACTCTAATGCAGTCAGCGTTACTGGAGGAACCTTGACGGGGACTACTGTTAATACTGTAACTGTAGGCACTAACGCAGCAGGAGCAAGGACTGTTTCTACAGCATCTCCTTCAGGTGGATCAAACGGTGACATCTGGTATAAATACTAATGACTTTACACGTTAACAATGCAGGAAGTTTTATAGAGCCTGACGAAGTTTTTGTCAAGGACGGTGGTGTATGGAGAACCATCAAAGAGACTCATGTTAATGACAATGGAACATGGAGAAAGATTTTTCCTGTAGCCGGTAATCAAACATTTACTTCAGGGACTTCATCATTTGTAGTTCCTCAGGGTGTGTATTCAATAAACACAACTCTTATTGTAGGCGGTGGAGGCGGTGGTGCTTCTCTTTGGTTTTGTGGTGACGGTCACTCAGGAGAAGGTGGAGGTTCCGGTGGATATAGGCAGAACGTAAGTATATCAACCACACCAGGTGAAACTTTAACAATGACTGTAGGTGCAGGCGGAGCTGGTGGAAATTTCCCAGGTGTTTGTGCAGGTTCTGCGGTAGGTGCTAGTGGAGGTACTTCTTCAATAAAGAGAGGTGCTACTGCACTAACAGACGCTACTGGTGGTATTAGAGGTGATACGTTTAACAGTAATTGGAGTTTTGGTGCTGGTGTTGGTGGCCCTGGTGGTTCTCCAAACGGTGTAGCTGGTTCTGGTTCTCCAGGATTTTATAGTAACAATCAAAATGGCCCTGGAGGAAGTAACGGAACAGGTTATGGTACTGGCGGTATTGGTAGCGGTGGTGGTACTGGTAGCGGTGGTGGTGTAGGAATAATACAAATATCATGGTAACAGAGTTTGTAGATAAAGAGACACAAGATAAACGTAAAAGTATTTGTAATGTGTGTGACCAGAGTAAGTTAGGATTTTGTACAGAGTGTGGTTGTGTGATTATTACAAAAGTTATGTGGAAGCGAAACACTTGTCCATTACTGAAATGGTAACAGATTAATTTAAAGAGGGTAGAGAAATGGGATTGTTTTCTAAGATAGCAAAAGTAGCAGGGCCAGCTATGCAGATAGCAGGGATGGCAACAGGAAATCCTGCTTTGTCAATGGCAGGTAGTGCTATAGGTCAGTACGGGGCAAGCAAGAAACTTGCTCAACAGCAAGGGGAAACAGCCCAACAGTACGCTGCTCGTATGGCTCAAGCTGGTCAACAAGGATTCTTTAGACCTGTTGATGTTAAGACACTCTACGGTCAATCTAACTTTAAGGTTGACCCTACCACTGGACAACTAACAGAAGCTGGATACACCGCCTCAGACGCTGTTCAAGCAGACCAAGCTAGATTTGGTAACTTGATGCAGACAGGTTTAACCACTGCTGAACAGGCTGTTCCTTTTGCTCAACAGTATGCTGAACCAGCACAGGGTCTGTTTAACCTGGGTCAGGATTATTTAGCTGATACTCCAGAACAAGCAAGACAGAATTATATGCAACAACAGATGGCTGCATTACGTCCTTATGACATTGAGGAAGAGCAGAGATTACTTGCTATGGGATTTGGTAGAGGAACCACTGGTTTGAGTGTTGGTGCTGGTGGTAACCCAATGCTGAAGGCTCTGCAAGAAAGTAGAAACAGGCGTGGATTGCAGTTAGCAGCAGGAGCTGAAGAGGCTGCACAACAACAGATAGGATTTGGTACATCACAACTAAGTAAGGCTGCTGGGTTGATGGGTACTGGTTATAACACGATGACAGGAGCTTTGTCACCGTATCAGAGCTACCTAAACCAGCAATCAGGACTAGAAGACTTAGCTAAACAACCATTCCAGATGGGCCTTGACGCAGGAGCCACTGCCATGACAGGACAACAGTATGGTGCTAATGCGTTACAAAAAGGAGCGTTAGATCAATCTACACAACAACTGGCAGGGAATCAGAACAGGTATGACACCACTACTGGTTTGCTTAACAATAAAGAATTAATGGGTGATGTAGGTGGTCTTGTTCAAAAAGGCATTGGTAAGATAGGTGGTCTTTTTAGTGGCGGTGTTCCTGGTTTTGGTGGTGGTCCAGCACCTATGACTTCAAACATGGGAATGGGTATGTCAGACCCTTCTAAGTTTCAATTTGGACAGAGAGCATACTAAAGGATAATTAATTATGGCAATTGCAGATATATTTGGTCCTACTCCTGAAGAGCTAGAGTATCAAAGAGGACAAGAACAAGAGAACAGATCAAGACAAGAATACTTAGCTAAGCTACCTAACTATGGTTCAGAGTTTGGTAGGTACGCAGGAGTGGCTAGGGCTGGTCTTGAGACAGGTGAGAAACTTAGAGGTCTTAGGTTGTTTGGTGAGTCACCTTCTCCTGAGATGGAAAGAGCCTCTGTAATGAAGCAGATACTTAAAACGTATCAAGGTCAAGACATGAGTAACCCTGATGTAATGGCTAAGATGTCTCAAGAGTTGGGACAATCAGGATACCCTAGAGAGGCTATGCAGTTGATGGAGCAAGCCAAAGCTTCTGTTGCAACTAGAATGAAAGCTGAGCAGGCATCTGAACAGGCTAAGTTTGATAGAAGTAAAGAAGTGCTTGGCATGGAGAAGACGCAAGCAGATATAGATAAGATAAGAAAAGAGGCAGAAGGAGGTCAAGGAGATACACTTACTGAAGGAACTATTACTAAAACTATAGGTTTGGTTAACAGAGTAGAAACAGGTATGCGATTAGCTGATACATTTGAGGATACTTTTTCTGGTCCTACTAGACCAAGATCATTAGCAGTAGCAAAGAAGATGTTGGATTCTAACCCATCTGAAGAAACTCAAAAGTATTTTAACTGGTGGATGGATTACGATACTTATACTTCAGAAATAAGAGCTGAACTATTCGGTGCTACGTTGACTGATAACGAAGCATCAGAGTTTACTAAGATTAAGATAGTTGAGACAGATAGTCCAGCCATAGCCAGAGGAAAACTTATAAATCAATCTAAATGGGCTAGACAAGGACTTCTAAAACTTATTGAAAGTTATAAACTATCAGGTTATAACACCAGAGGATTAGAGAAGTCGTTAGAAAGTTCTACTAAATATTTAAAAGCAATAGGTGCTGATGATTCTCCACCTGTTCCATCGGATCAAGATGATGTGTGGACTGTTGAGGAGGTTCCTGAATAATGGCTAAATACAAAGTAACAGCACCTGACGGAAAACAGTTAATTGTAACTGGTCCTGAAGGAGCTACACAAGAAGAAGTATTAGCTAGAGCTAAAGAATTATATGCACAACAAACTCAAACAACTAAACCTAAAGTTGACGATGAACCTGAAGTTGACTACGGTGAGATGAGAGCCGACCAGGTTTTGTCTCAGGCAGGACGTAACTTAGTACCCTCATCGGCAAGGTTAATTGGTGACTTGTTCCAAGCAGTGACCAGCCCAATAGATACTGTAACATCATTGAGCCAGGTTATAGGTGGAGGTCTTAGAAAAGGTCTGCGTAATCTCGGTGTTGATATGGATGGTAGACCGGACTCTGAGCAGATGTTTGATTCTGTTGTCGATGGAATGGCTGAGAAGTATGGTACTGCTGATGGTTTTAAAAAGGCGTTAGCCACAGACCCAGCAAGTGTACTGGCAGATGTATCTGTTCTTGTTACAGGAGGAGCGAGTGCTGTTGCTAAGACTGCCGTTGCTGGTAGTAGAACAGCCAATGTAGCAAAAGGCGTGTCAAATGTAGCAACTAAGTTAGACCCTGTAGCTCTTGTTGCACCTGTTATTGGGAAGGCAGTAACAAAGACTGTAGGAGTAGTAGCACCTGCGGTAGCTTCCTTCACATCTGGAGTAGGTAGAAAATCTATTGAGAAGGCGTATGAGTCTGGAGTAGAAGGCGGATCAGCCTTGAAACAATTTAGAGACAACATGAAAGGTGCAGACCCACAGTTAATACTTGATGATGCTCTTGCTAACCTTGAGAAGTTAAGACAAAAGAAGAACGCTGATTACAATGCAGGAATGAAAGAGGTTTCTGCTTCTGGCTCAAAGGTGATGTATAACAGAATAGATTATGTTTTATCTAAGATAACAAGAGAGGCTAATAAATTATCAGATGGTTCGATGGACACTATCAACGCCTTGTTAGACAAAGTAAAACAATCTAAAGAAATGGGATACAACACAGTAATGCAGATGGACCAGCTTAAACAAGCAATTAAGGAAATAGGGGACGCATCCAGCACTAACGGTGGAAAGGTGTTTGCTGAAGAAGTAAGGAAGTCAGTAGTTAAAGCTATTGAGGATGTTGCACCTGATTACTCAAAAGTCATGGAGAGTTATGGTAAAGCTGCTGAGCAGATGAAGGAACTGAAGAAGACTCTTAGTGTTGAGTCAGGAGGGAAAACAAACCCAGACACAGCACTGAGAAAGTTACTGTCTATCATGAGAGATAATGTTCAGACTAACTATGGTAGGAGAGTTACGCTTGCTGAAGAACTAGAAAGCATCGGTGGTAATAAATTTATAAACAAGATAGCAGGTCAAGACATGGCATCACTAACTCCTAAAGGAATGCTAGGAAGAATATTAGGTGGTGGTGCTGTTGGTTATGGTGCAGCTACTGGAGGTCTTGGAGGGTTGCTTACTCCTGGTGCTATACCAGCTTTGGCATTAGCTTCTCCTAGAGTTGTTGGAGAGACAGCACAGTTAGCAGGACAGGCAAGCCGTGTCGCTAGAAAAGCAGCGCAGGTAGTTCCGTCAGGAACCTTTAGTCAGATAACAGCAGCTCAGAGAATAACAGAAATGGCAGAGGAAGAACAATAATGGCTAACGCATTCGATGACTTATTAGGTAATCTTGTTAATAGATTAAAAGGTATTGGTGTAGGTTCTGGAACAGCAGCAGAGAACAGAGCCAAGATTGATTATCAAACAGCAAGTAACAGAGCAGCTCAAGCTGGTCAAGCTACTCCTAGTGAGTATGCTTACTATTATGGTAGTGGTGCAGACCCTTCTGTAGGATATAGTAATAATTACAACACTCCTAATAACCAATCATTTACCAGTGGTGGAGGGTATGGTCAGGGTGAAGTGTTTGATTATAAAAAGCCAGCAGGTCTAATGACACCGGATGAGGTACTCGCTGGTGCAATCCCTGAAGCTCGTTCTGACTGGAGATTAAATCAATTACAAGTAGAAGAGAATTTAAGAAGAGAAGAGAATTTAAGAAGACCTAAAGACAGAGGCTTAGGCACTTCTACAGAGGAGGCTATGTATGATGCTAAGATAGCTGAGGACAGAAGGAGACGAGAAGCATTATTACAGAATAACATCCCTGTAGAAAGACAAGAGAACGAATACAATAGGAATGAAGAAGGTGTTGCAATAGCCCAAAGAGAAAGAGAAGAAGCGGTTAGGAGAAAAGCAGTGATGGACTCTGGTAGCATGGATATGCCTTATAACGGACAAGGTTTAATGACTCCTGATACACAGGTCAGTGAGCTAAGACGTATGCAAGAAGAAGAGCGTAGAGCTGCTGTGCTAGCCTACGGTGGTGGCGAGATGTCTACCCAAACAGAGAATGTAAACACTATTGAACTAAAGCCATCTATTGTGAAGGTAGGCGATGCTCCTACTACATCAGAGATAATCGAGACGCTTGAAGAAGACTATCAAAGACTATCTGAACTTGGCGCAGACTCTGCTACTTTAAGTGAGTTAGCAAGAGAGATTGATTCTTATAGAGATAAAGAAATACCTTCGTTATCTTTAATTACTGAAGCAGGTGCTGCAGACGTAATCGAAACGAGTCAAGCACAGGTTACTGGTAACATATGGTCTAACACACCACCAACTACCTTTAATAAAAACGTACCTCATCACTACGGTGAAGATGCTATTAAGGAAGTAGAGGATGCCTACGGAATCAAACTGAATGAGCTTCAGAAGTTCTTGGTAAGGAAAGAAGGCTATAGACCAGGATGGTATAAGGACACAGTAGGTGTTGCTACAGCAGGTGTAGGCCAGACAGGTAAATATGCTGAGATGACACCACCTGAAGCCATGAACGCTAAGATAAAGGAAGTTAGAAACAAGGTTCGTGTGTTTAAGGATGTAGATTTAAAAGAACAGAAAGCACTTATAGATGCTCACTATCGTGGAGACATTAATGACGGATGGAATGAAAAGTATTCCACCTATGTTGAAGCAAGAATGGCTAACCCTAAAGATGGCAACCTCAGCTCTCTTAAGCAAGCAGCTTATGAGGAACTCTGGAATAACAACTCGTATGTTGAGATGATGGGTAGACTACAAGCTAATGTAGGCAAGGATGGAGACAAAGGAGTAATGGACAGGGTCAGGGTGTGGATGAATGACTTGTTTGGTAGCAAGGCACCACCTAAAGCTATTCAAGATAGAATAGATGCAGCTGCAAAGAAAGCAGATAAAGGATTTACATTTAAACCTAACCCTCGTGCTTCTGATCCAATGGAGCCTGGTAAGAGAGTTATGTATCATCGAAATGATCCACCACGTATTGGGGAGGAGGATAAATTTATGTTCATAGGTGACAACAAAAGAAATCGTGACTTATTTAAGAAGGATGACTACTCACCGAGAGAGTACATAAATAGCCAGAGAAGAAAAAAGTAACTAGATGGAGAACTTCATCATCAACTTCTGGGAGATTATCTCAGGACTATTGCTGGTAGTGTTCATGGCTATCACTTGGAAAGCAGAAATAGGGGCGAGGATATCTGTGTTAGAAGATAAAGTTCGCACCCTATTTGAGTTAATTAATAAGAAAGATTAAATATATTCTGCCAAGCCAGCTCGATCGGTATCCTAAAGCTATAGATAAATAGGATAGGTAGACCGAGACCCCATATAATTATCCATTCATTACCGGATACTTTAGGGAATACTAGAGGCACTATCTTCGCTATTACTAGGAACACTAGTAATCCTAATGTAAAGAATGTCATCGGTGATAGTGATTCCATAAGTTTCTCCTATTTGTTTAAATAAATGTACTCAACTGTTTTTGCATCTCTTTCTCTTAACCGCCACTCACTCCAGTTCTTTGCATTACCATCCCTATCCCACTGACAATAATGAAACAACTCATGAACTATAACATAATCTTTAGTCATTGCAACAGGTGTTAGTGTTATAGTACCTTCTTGGAAATAATTACTAACGCCTTGCTTGAACTCAGCATCTTGTGGGTAGCAAGAGATTAGAGCTAGAAACTCAAACAAGGACGCTAGTAAGATAGGATCAGGCATCGTTAAATTTCACAGACTCCAGCAGAGCAAGCCAACTGCTGAGCACCTTCGACATTATCATCCACTTCGATGAGACTGTCCCAATCAATCTCTTGAGGCATCTTATGCAACAATTCTTTATACTCTTCCTCACTGCATTCCTCGTATGGAGCCTGTTTATAAGTACCTCCATCGTAGGGTAAGAAGCTGACACCAGATACATCATCGAAGTTCTTCCACACCCACGCACCAACCTCAACCCACTCGTCCTCATTGACTGAGATAGTCACTGAAGGTTTGTGTTCACACCAATGTTGCTGATACATCATCCATAAGTCCAGATGTTGCACTGCAGTCAAGTCCTCACGCAGTAGTGCATTGTGTGGTGCTTTCTTAGGGAAGCTAAAGATAGTAGTAGACTCAGGACGCATGACACAATCCTCAAAGGGTATGCCTTGCTCCATCATGAAGGTGGAAAGAGGGTCTTTCTTATCGCCACGAATACGTCTGATATAATAACTACTATGGCGTGGATGAATGCCACTGGCACTATCAACAAGCTGAGACACAGTACCACTAGGTTTAATGCAAGTAATAGCAGTAGACACAGGGATGCCAAGCTCGCTTGCGATAAGTTTGTTTGTCTCTGTAGCCTCCATCTTAAGTTTTTCAAGAAGAGTTTTAGTTTGAACAATTGTATCTCCTAGTATTTTGTTATCAAGGATACCAGTCAGTGAGACACCCAACAATCTTTCTTCCTCAGTGTTGCGATTCCATATCTTTCTGAGGTAAGGGAAGTGTGTCATTGTGGACTGATAGGTTCCAAGTATTGTAGCCAGGTTTACCTTACGCTCAAGATCATAGATCGAATCACTCTCTCGAACAACAACCTCAGATAGATTACAAAACTGATAAGGTCTAAGGATAATCTCAGAGCAAGGGTTAGTTCCAAACTCCTGGTCAGTATCTCTACGTCCATTCTTACCTGCTTGAAACTGAGCAGCTTCACGATTGAAGATACCACGTTCACCTGAGTGGCTGTGATACAGGCTGTTCCACTCGTCCATGAACTGACCAACGTCAGGTCTACGTGCATACACAGCAGAGTTGTTAGCTAACGCACGTTGAGGATTAGCTTCCCACCACTGACCTGTCTTAGCGTTACGCATCTTGTCATCTTCTAAGTCAGACAGTGATATCATGGCTGAACGTCTAACACCACCTACTACCACAACCTCTGCTACCTTACACATGATATCATGACACTCTAGTGTGGTGAGCTTGCGCCCAGAGGCACACTTAAACTTACGAACAACAAACTCAAACAGTTCATGTAAAGGACCAGGACCACTAGCTCTACCACCGAATGTCTTTAACCTAGCACCTGCAGGACGAACCTTATCTGTGTTCCACTTAGGTACTTCACCTGAGTACAACAGGGCTATGACTTGACGTAATGCCTTAGCCCATCCTTCCTTGCTGTCTGATACCACAACAGTAGAGTCTGACTCAAACATCATATGAGGTACTTCAGGTAACTTGTCAACGTACTTCTTCTCAACACTGAAGCCAACACCAGTGCCACACAGTAGTACGTACATCGCCTCATCAAAGCACTTAGGATCATCAACAGGTAGGTAGGCACAGTTGTAACCTGCTGTGTTGTCCCTCTCAAGGGCTTTACCAGCTGTCATGATAGAGCGCATAGAAGGTACTATCTCTAAGTTCTTAATAGCCTCACGCAGCTCTGAGTCTGTCTGCATAGGTATCGTGTAATTCATCTTAGTCTCTAGATGGTTCTTCATGAAGTCCATGTATCTATCAACTGTTTCAAACCAATTCTCTCTGCGTCCTTCTTCTTCTAAGAATCGTGAGTACCTGCTTTTAGCTATGTATTCCTGGTAAAAATCCATTATATTTCCTCAATAAGTTTGTCGTAATTTTCTTCAATAATATCTTCAAATCTGTTCAAGATGTCAACAGTAGTTAAGTCTAGTAACTCTAATATTACAGTCTCATCCAGCACTGATAATTTTTCTTTAAGTTCAACAAGCGTCAAGTTTATCATTAGTCTCCTTGTCTTCATTAGTCATAACAACTAATGCAGAGTAACCACTTATGTCATGCCATGAATCGTTCAGCATAAAGTCACCGTTAAGTAAACGTGCCATCTTATTAGCAATCATGTCTAAACTTTCACGAGCATAGTCAGGCATGATGTAGTAGTTAGGTGACTGCCTCATGATTTTCTTTATGTCTTGACTGATCTGACTAACTATTTCATATCTTCCGTACTGTCCTTCTCTTGTTGTTAGTGTCTCACTAATTTCCATATTGTTTCCTCAAGTAGTTAATTGATACGGGCATCTCGTCAAAGCTACCATTGTTTACTTCGTTCAACATCCAGATACCGGACCAGCTACCGTTAGTCTGAGGGTTTAAATACTCCTCATCGTGTTGGTAAAAGATACCGGCAAACAATCCAGTGATACTAGAGCCATCAGCTTTCTTGCTGTAAGAGATACCTCTGTCTTGAACGTGACCCATGATACAACTCATGTGTTTCTTTTGTAGCATGAGGTGAGGGCTACTGACTGGTCTACCCATAACACCAGATGTAAAGTAATGACTATAAGCAATACCGTTTACAATGGCTACATCTAAAAAGTTATGCACTTCCCAGTTATGTTTCTTTAGATTGAAATCATTATAACCTACCAGACCCTCTAACTTTCTATCTGATTCTATTGCTCTATCAATACGATACTCATGGTTACCTATAAGGAATACTTTCTTAGGCTTCCATACTTTCTTTTTGTTTTCTTTCTGTCTCTTCTGTTCTTCGATGATAGGTTTCATGAACACATCCATAGCATCGTTACCTGCTTGAACGTCATGGTTGTATGTCCTACCTTCGAAAGACTTCTTACCTATGTCGTAAACACTAAGGCTTGACATATCCCAGTGATCCCCTAAGTGAACGATAACATCAGGCTTAGTCTTGACTGCGTACTTACCTGCCCACTCTAAATGATCGAATGAGTTACCAGGTTTGCATTGTGTGTCAGGTATAACTAAGTGTCTCATATAGATTTCTCCATACTTCTTTTGTTAAGTTCTTTAAGTTCTTTATAGGT